CACGTGGGTTATTAGACCCACCAGCCCCTCTCACGAGGGTCAGCCTTGGGCATCCCTTCTTATTTAGAAGGGACTCGCCCACCTGAGCTTGATGTCGGCGGCTTCAGGACGCCCTGAGCGTTCTAGATGCTCCTTGTCGGCAAAAGGTTCTTTGCTGCGTTTAAGGAACACCTTTTGCAAGGCAGCGTAATCCCCAACGCAATTACGGGGAATACGGTTCTTCCTCACGTAGCCCTTCACTAAGGGGCTGTGTGTGGAGTCAGAAATCCTTTCTGCAGAATATGCCAGAAAAGACCATCTGCCAAGCACAGGAGAGGTAGGCTCAACGATGGGATAATACTGTTTGCCCTTATGGGTAAACAGCTTTAATATCATCTCATCGATGAACTTGGCAGTCTCCCAGTTACCAGCCATAAACAGCCGGTTTCTGAGGCTTACCAAACCCTCCACCTCCTGGACGTCAGCCAGTGACGAAGGCAACCGATAGCGGCACTTCTCGACAGAAACGTCGAAGCCGCGAAAGTATTCCTTCCCGCAACTCTCTCTGAAGTTTCCACTCCAGAAAGACTTGTTAGAGTTAACCAGGTACCCAAAAGCACCTAGTTCTCTTATCACTGGTTGCACATATTTTCCGGGGATAACGATGTCATCCCCATAAACGCGCACCCGACCCTTGAACGACGCAATGTCGTCCTTGGTAAGTGGCCGTCCTTGCTCTTGCTCGATCGCCATGAATATGATAGTCAAGAAGACCATCGCTTCTAGCGGGAAAGTAAGAGCAGAACCCATCGACGCGAACTTGGCCAAACGGATTACTCCGTGACCAGGCACGTCAGCCTTCCGACTACGACACGCTTGGATCCCCTCGCTTACGCGAGGAAATCCCTTCGTTAGGAGTCGTACATGCTGATTGGAAACGCGGTCGGAGGCCTCACTAAGATCTAGTGTGGCCAAATCCCCGTAAAGGGATCCTTCTTTCGCCATTTGCTGATTAGGCTCTTGGCGTTGGAAGCCGATCATCCACCTATAGGAGAAGTGACGCCCCTCTAGGTTGGACACCAGGTTGTCACTGATTGCCTGCTGCATATATTGCATTGCAGTCGGCTCAGCGGCAATAATCCTTGGCGTTTTCATCGTCTTAGGCACCGCGATCACCCTCACAGGGATCTCGGCACCGGGCGTCAGAAACTCAACATGGTCCACTTCTTTCCAGAAGTGGTGGTTGGGGATTGCGTAATCCAAATACTGGAAGCAATCATCCAACCTCTGGGGCCACTGATTGACGAGGAACTTTTGGTTCCCCTTAAGTCGATCAGCCGTGCCACCAGGGCCATGCTTTGGGATAAGGTCACCCTCTTTAATGGCTTTTTCTAGCCACCAAAGAGGCTTACTCCAAAGTTTACTCGCGATAGTTTCAAACTGCTTTAGCCGCAAAGCATAAAGCATATCTGGAACTTGTGAATCGCGATTTTTGAGTTCTGACTCAATCTCAACATACTGACGGAAGGCAGCCTGAATCCTCTTCTCAGAGCATTCAAGCTCGATCTTGCTGAAAAACAGACTAATCTGTCTAACAGCTCGAACAGCCCTCTCATCAGCATCGCTGAGTAGATAGCCACTTTCGGTATCAAAGATGAGCTCAAGGAAACCACCCAGGAACACAGGGAGTTTCCCGTTCTTTTTCCACAAGGGAAAAGAACGAGGAGTTACCATCTCTTCGTCAAGAGCTTTTTCGAGCTCCTTCGCGAAATTTGGCAGGGTGATAGTTAAGAAACTCTCACCTTCATCTTTAACACGAGACGTGATGGTTTCACTATCACGTTCGGTGCTTATGCGACACCATCTGCCCTCTTCCGAGAGCAGACACTGCAGCAGTAGCATAAGGCTTTTCATATTTCCTCATTTCATTAATGGGTGGAATATCCTTAGCCATATGTTACTTGATCCGACGTCGTCGGTCAATCAGGAATTCTCTTTAGCTCTCCAATCCAAGAACCTTCTTCAGGTTCGTGTTTGTAGAGGCCGTAAGATTTGTCGACAGGCCAACGAAGGCCTGCACGATCTCATCAACGGTGAATCCTGTGATCGGCCTATCGAAGGTGATCCCAATGCTGGCCGAGTACTTAATGTTCGTACTCGAAATCAGCGGATCGGGAGCAATCTTCGATACACTCAATTTGACAAGATCCCTCTGTCGCTTGCCAGTCTGGTGACTGACAAAGAGGGCTTTTGTCGCATCGTCAGTGCTAAACTCACCAGAGGTGAGTCCAGCACCAATACGTGGCAAGCTAAACGGGGTTCCCGTCCAGCCTGTCATGGCGATTGACTGAGGATCAGCGAACATAAGGCACTACCTTTACAGTTGATAAGCGACAGATTTTGTCGCTTTTGGAAAACTCGCTTAATTATGTTTTAATACGCGAGTTTGTTGCCGCCTAGGGTAAGTCCCAAAGCGGCGAGGATAGCCCATTGCCTATCGCTGAAAGCGTTAGGGTTTAGGCCGAATCCATAAGGGGTTGCCTTTCTCCGGAGCTTTTGGATAGTACCAAGAGTCTGGTAAAGCTGAACCGGCCTATTGCCACAAGTGGCACCGGTCAGAGTATAGATATCACTAATGACAGTTTCCTGCATTATATATCCATACTGCAAAATGAGCCCATCAGCTAGGAACGCCGATATGTTGCCAATTACGGCACCAAGGTCGACAATCCAGTCTAGGGCCCAACTCCAGGGCGTAAGGTTATAGAGAACTTCCGGTGTTAACCGGGTCCCAAGCAACTTGTTTGCGAGCTGTTCATACCGTTTTGCGCGGGCAAGGAAATAATCACCTTGTTCCACGTAATAGGTAAAACTGCCCTCAAACCAAGTACGCTTGGTGACAATAGTCTCTTTTACCCTCCGTCCCTTCGTCGTCATCGTTGAGTTCAGCGTGATAGGCGCAGGGTACTGATCGCCCTCATCTGTAATCGTAGTAGACGACTGCAATGGAAATTCTAGGGACCGATGAATCTTTTGGCCCGAATTACGTACATACTCTTCAATCAGTTTCTGACTGTGTTTTAGAGCATGACACGTTTTCCAAATATCACTTAGGAGAGGTTTCCACCCAAATTCGACATTCAAGTACTCGTTGCCCGCGTCGCGGGCACGTTTTGTACGTTGGTGCCAAGTTTCGAGTGTAGGAGCGAGCGGCAAGCCGTCTCGCTTCAACTCTCCAAGTGCATTTGCTAGATTCGCTACAGGATTTGTGGGGGTGCAAGCTCTTATAGCATAAGTCCCTAAGACATTAACTTCTGTCTCATTAATAGGATCTATGCTTGGGAACAAGTTCCCCGCTATTCCCGCCTGATCGTCATGTTTGGCGAACAAGCGGCCCGTATAGTTATATCGCAAGATATTTCCATTAGGGCGCTGATAAGTTGCCAACCCACCACCGAATTGATCCTCCCCAGTTTGGGGAGATTCGGTAATGGTATTGTTGGAACTGATCGGGACTCCAAACCTGGAGTCGGAATAGAAATTCCTTTTCGTAGTAAAAGGATTACCACGATCGAAATTTCGGAGTCCAGAATCCGCTGAGATATACTTGCCGTAGTTACGGAAGTATATCCACATTGGATTTATATAGGAATCCGTTGCCTGTAGCCCGATGAGAGACGACTTACCCTTAGTCGGAGTTCCGATGATCCATCCGGATCCGAAATTCACGTCAAGGGAAGTCAAATAAGGACAGTCTATGAAGTATAGATGCCTTCTCTTCATCGTCATTGTGAGTTCCTTATGTATCGTTAGTAGTGAACCATCTACTGCTCGTTGTTCAATCAGCGGATAGTTAGAGACAAGCATACCTCAGGTTATGAGGACTCTGCTTGTGGTTTTGGACGCTCAGGGCGTTATGCACTAAGCACCGGGGAGGCCCC